ATAAGCAAGCAAGTTGGTTAGATAAATTTCAATGGTCTAGTACAAAAAGAAAGCCTGGTATTTCTATACTGGGCTTTTTTATGCCCCTACAAAAATAAATTTGGTGGTTTAATCGTTTTTACTATAATTTTACCAAAGACAAACAAAACCCTAATATATGCAACTTAAAACCGACAGTAAGATCCTGGGCGAAATAGCCAGCTTACAACACAAAATTTTGCGCTTAGAAGCATTACGCGCACTATCACCGTACGAACAATGCACATTTTTTTTCTATTCTAGTTCTGGTAAGTTTTTATCATTAAACGAAAATGATTTGCCGTTTGATCTTTCTTTTGAAGTAAGGATCCTAATAGATGCGGCCCTAGAACACTACCAGCACGAAATTAAAAGATTAGAAAATAGTTTCCAATGCGAAGAAAATTAATAAGATTTATTGCAGTAATTTTTTTTATTGTAATATCTATACCAGTTTGCATTTTAACTTATGCAGCTTCACATATTTTTTATTACACATACAGATTATTAAATTTATTAAAACTAAACAAATGAAAAAAACAAAAATCACATTTCAGTTTATTACTTATGACCAAAAAAAAGCTAAAATTATTTCTAAATTAAAAACCTATAACCAAAATAAATAACCTATGAAAACAGCAATGCAAGAACTAATTGATGAGCTTAAATTAATTGAGGCTTATCCTATGTCACCATTAGTATTAAGAATAGCTACTGATTTACTTGAAAAAGAAAAAGAGCAGATAATAGATGCAGGGAATGGGGGAGTTTTAATAAACTTTTTACACAGAGAAAAAATTGCTAAAATGTCTGATGATGAATTAAGGGTTAGTCTTGTTGAGGATACTATTTCATATGGAGAACAATACTACAACCAAACCTATAACCAAACAAACGTAGGTAATGATGGATTTGAATTTGATAATAGTTCAACAATTCCACCACCCAAAACAAATAACCCTTAAAACCAACAAAATGAAAAACGAGTATTTAAAAGATCTAGCCGACGGCTTTGGATCAATGAACAAAGTAGAAAACAAAAAAAACGAAAAGCAGCCCGATTACCAGGGTTATTTTAAAGCAGACGGCAAATTGTACGAAGTTGCTGGCTGGGTTAAGATTAGCAAAGCTAACAACAAGTACCTATCTATTGCAGTAAAGGAATTTACAGAAAAACAACCTAACAACGAACTTTAAAAACTAGACAAATGAAAATTGATAAAAACGCACCAGCTTTTCCAGTTATGCCAGTCCAAGATCAATTCGGCCGCCTAGTAGCACCGATACCAGGCTTAACAAAATACGAACACGTTTTATTGCAGATACTTTGCGCAAAAGAAAGCCAAAACAATCACAGTAAAATAGGACTGTCAACACTTTTAAGAGAGTGCGAAACACTAGCAAATGAATATTTTTTAACCCTAGAAAAGATAGCAAATGAAAACGAAAATAATACTAAGGTTATTGAGATGTAGCCCTAATGTACAAGCTGTAATAGCCCTAATTATTGCAGCCATTTTAATAGGTTTTTTACAAAGGATCTAATGATAGACGGACAAAACAAATTAACTTTACAAGAAAAACTAGCACAGCGAAAATACAAGCCCGATTTCATACCCCCCCCAAGCCAGGTAATATTCACTATTGACGATAAACCAATTGGAACGATCCAAAATTTTATCGTTTTTAGTGGATTGCCTAAGGCGGGCAAAAGTACTTTTTTAGCCGCTGCAATAGCTTCTGCATTTCAACCTAGTGATGTGTTTGGAATGAAAGTGCATTTCCCAGAAGGAAGGCGCAGAATAGCCTATTTTGACACTGAAAGCAGCGATTTTGATTTTTACAGACAAGTTAATAAAATAAAGCATTTTAGCAATTTAAACAACTTACCTACCTGGGCTGATTGTTTTACAGTGCGAGAGGACGGCCCAGGGGAAATAAGGGCCTTAATCGTTAATTATTTAGAAAATAACCCAGATTGCCCGATCGTAATAATTGACGGCCTATTGGATCTTATTTTCGATTATAACAGCGAAATAGAGAGCCGCAAGCTGGTGAACTGGTTTAAAAAACTTACTAAGATTTACAACTGTTTATTTGTGGGCGTACTTCACCAGGGTAAAGGCTTGGGCGCACAGACGCTAGGTCATCTTGGATCAAATTGTGATCGCTGGGCTTCTAGCACCTTAGAAATAATTAAAGACAAAGACAAAAAGACGTTCACATTACAACCCAGGTTTTTAAGATCTAGTGAAGATTTCGATCCAGTGGTACTTATGAACATTGGCGGCAACTGGCAGCAAATATCTATTGAAGGTGAAAGCAAAAAGCCTGAAATAAAGCACCCAAAACAATTTACGGAACTTGATCACAAAAATATAATAAACCAGCTAATTTACGGCCCTATTGCTTACAAAGATCTAATAGCAGAAATACAAGAGCAACACGCAAAAGGTACGAACTGGGCCAAACAATTATGCAAGATTTGGATCGATAAAAAATATATCACAAAAGTCAATAACGAATACATAAAAAACTATTAAAATGACACATGGAAGTTTATTCAGTGGAATAGGTGGTTTTGACTTAGCTGCCAAATGGGCTGGCTGGGAAAACGTATTTCACTGCGAATGGAACGAATTTGGGCAAAAAGTATTAAAATATCATTTTCCACAATCAATTAGTTACAATGACATCACCAAAACAGATTTTACTATTCACCGAGGGCAAATCGACGTCCTTACAGGGGGTTTCCCATGCCAACCCTATTCAAGTGCAGGAAAAAGATTGGGAACGGCAGATAACAGACATTTATGGCCAGAAATGCTTAGAGCAATTAGGGAAATTCAGCCGCGTTGGATTGTGGGCGAAAACGTTCGCGGCCTTACTAATTGGAACGGGGGAATGGTATTCGACGAAGTGCAGCTTGATTTGGAAGTTGAAGGCTACGAAGTTATCCCGTTTTTACTTCCAGCTTGTGCCGTTAACGCACCACACCGAAGGGATCGGATCTGGTTTGTGGCTTCCAACTCCATGTGCGAGAGATACACAAGGCCCACAAGCTGCGGAGTACAAAAAATGGAGAAAAGAGAAACATTTAATAATAACAAGCGTTCCTGGAATAATAAGAGAAATTACTGGATCAACTTCCCCACACAACCCTTTGTTTGTGGAGGAAATGATGGGCTTTCCAGATCATTGGACGGAATTACCTTTTCTAAGTGGCGAAAAGAAACTATAAAGGCTTATGGTAACGCTATTGTGCCACAAGTTGCATTTCAAATTTTTAATTCAATAAACGAATATGAAAAAGGACACTAAACGATTTATAGCTTATATGCTACTACATAAACATTTTAAACTTGTAAAGAAAGGCGCAAACTGGCGCATAGAATACAACGGCGTTTTATTACAGCCAGACGACATTGAATTTTTAAAGTTAATTGCAAAAAAAAGCGGCCAAAAATTTGACCGCCTGGACAAAACAATTAACCCTAATTAACTGCTTATTTTCCTTTCAAAACAAAGATATATAAAAATGGAATACTACACAGCAATTATTTTTTTTGAGGATCACAAAGAAATAACACCAAAAAAATATCGCAATATTAACCGCGTAGAAAATTTTATTGAGTTTGCCCGCAAAGTTGGCGGACATTATGTAAATTTATACGAGAAACGTACAAAAAAATTTTATTGCCGCGTCTGGTTGAACACTTAAAAAATTAGCAGCAACCCAGCACGCCGCCGAAAAGCCAGCCTAGTGCTGGTTTTTTTTTGCCTGTTATGTATCGCTTAAAAAGTGTTTTAAATTAAAGGTGAAAAGAAAATAATTTAAACTGGTTTAACTGGTTTAAAATAGGTGGTTTAATTTTTATCTTTGCTAGCCCAGGCGTACGCAAAGATAATAAATTTTAAACTAAAAGTTTAACCAACACACACTATTTTTAAAAAAAAGTTTTTTTGTTTGAAATTCGAACAATTTTTCGTAACTTTGTAAGGTATGGCAGCAAAAAAATGGCTGGCGGCCCTAGTGGGTGCAGCAGCAGTTTACTGGGTTTACAGCAAGTATCGCTTTTCGCAAGGCGTTAGCTTTGTAATTTCTAGGGTGGGCCTGGGTGGATCATTTTTAGATCCACAAATCAATATCGAGGTAACAATTTACAACCCAACAGCATTTAGAACAGAATTAAGCAATTTAAGGGCGCAGCTATATTTAGCAAGCGGTTTAAAGGTAGCTGATGTGTACTACAACAATAGAACGGTGATTTTAGCCAATAGCCAGGCAGTTTTGCCGCTAGTGGCTGTAACTACCTTAGAAGGTGCAATAACTTCAATTCGTGAACTTATTAAGAGTAAAAAAGCAGATTTTCGCCTGGCTGGTACAGCCCAGGTGGATGGCGTTTTATTACCTTTTGATATAAAATACAGTTTTAATGGTTTCTAGAAGCGTAGTTTTAGAAAAACTGGCGCCTTTCCAGAACTATAAAAAGGTTGTGAGCAGTGATCAAACGGTAACTGATATAATAGACGGTATTGTTGAAACACATTATAAGTACCAGGACGAATACGATAAGATAAGCCAATATTTTGTTGGTGAAAGTGAACTTGAAACGGCGAGAAATATTTTTAACTTTTTAAAGTCCAGCGTACCTTACTTTATTGAAAGTAACAACAAGCAGACGTTAAGAAGCCCTAGCGCTATTTTAGCTTTAAGACAGGGTGCTGATTGTAAAAGTTATGCCCTGTTTGCAAATGGGATACTAGATAGTTTAAACAGAAAAGGTATTTTTGAAGTACCCCTAGCGTTTAGATTTGCGGGATATAAAAATAACACCAGGGAGCCACAGCACGTTTTCGCTGTTATGTACCCAGGAACAAAAAGGGAAATTTGGATCGATCCAGTATTACCTAGATTTAACGAGAAAAGACAACCTAGTTTTTATAAAGATAAAAAAATAAAAATGGCACTAATTGCTTTAAGCGGCGTCGGTTATTCAGCAAGCGACAAACGCGCAGAAATGGAAGCGTATAGGGATAAACTGGTTAATGATCGCGATAAGCTTTTACAAGCTGGCGTAATTACCCCAGGATCTAGTAAGGAATTGCAGTATAAAGTTGCAATAAACAAAGTTACAAATGCACTTCAAGATTTACCAAGCGTTAACGGTATTGGCCAATTTGACTGGCAAAATGCGTTTTCTAGTTTAGTAACAGCGGCCCCAGATATTATAAGCGCTTCGCGTCCTGGTGGTGGTTATGTACCAGGTCAATATCAACAGCCGACGTTTATGCCAATGCAGCAACAGCCAGAGCAAAGGGCTGGAATAAGCACAAACACAATTTTGCTATTAGGTGGCGCAGCACTAGCAGCGTTTTTAATCTTTAAGAAAAAGTAATGTATTATAACAGAAAAAATATCGGGGTAGTGCCAATAGTTGCAGTTGCAGCTGCAAAACCTATTTCAGCTCTTGTTTCTGCTGGGATTGCCGCTTTACCTGGTATAATTAGCTTTATTAGGAATATATCACAGCGTCCAGCTGGCGAAGCACGCGACGTAATTAATGAAGTTAAAAAGGCAATTACTAATACAGACGCTAGAAATAGATTAGCACTAGTAGTGGCAGCAAGCCAAAGAAATTTCAAAGCGGCTGATGTAGACGTCAACGAATTATTATACTGGTATAAACAAAATTACCCAGAAGATTATAAGCAACTATTGCCAGAAGATAAACTTTATTGGAATACTTATCTAGATAATTATAGAACTAGATTTTTATTACAAAGGCCAGATCTACAAAATAATTTTTTAAACAAATCTTATTTTACAAAGGAGCAAATTAATTATAAACCAGAAACACCAGGAACGCAAAAAGCTGGATTGAATATGTGGGTTACATTAGGAATTGTGGGCGCTGGTATTTTCGCACTATCAAAAATGAAAAAATAATGACCGCAGCACAAAAAGCAGCAAAGGCAAATTTCAAAAAAGCCATTGAGTACAGGAAAAAAACTGGCGTTTCTTTAAAAGAAGCATTTGCACACGTTTACGGTAAAAAGAAAGTAGGCGCAGCACCTAAAAAGAAAGCTAAAAAAATTGTAAAGAAAGCAGCAAAAAAGGCAGCGCCTAAAAAAGTTGCTAGAAAAGTTGTAAAAAAGGCAGCACCTAAAAGATCTGTAAGTTTACATAAAGACACCAAAAGCCATAACGTTAATATTCGCGTAATGTCTGGAATGGAAAGCGTAGCTATTGGAAACGTGAAATATTTATTTGAACAAATAAGAAAAGCAGAAGGTCAATTTCAAATTTTGAAGGATCGTAAAAAAAGGGATAAAAAATTAGTAGGTTTTGACGCTAAATTATTTCAAAAATACCCTGGTTATATTAGATCTTTAAAAAGGCAGTTAAGCGAAGCAAAAAAGAATATTAAATAAAATGTACAAAATTTCTTTATATACTAAAAGAAAGGCAAAAGCGTTAAATGTAATTGTCTTACCTAGTGAAAAGAAAAATAAAAAAATAGATGTGTATGATGTTTACGGCAATTTATTAGCAAGCGTGGGTGATCCTAATTATTTAGATTATCCTAGCTTTTTAAGATATTGCGGTAAAAAGATAGCAGACGAAAAAAGAAAACTTTATAAAATAAGACACCAAAAGGATAGAACGGTTAAAGGATCCCCAGGATATTACGCCGATCAATTACTTTGGTAGATTATAAATACTTCACAACAATTTAAAAACAAAAAAAATGCGTAGAAGAAAAGCAGCAAAAAAAAGCCCTAGACGTCGCAGAATGTCTGGAATTGGCAAAGTAGGCGGCGCAGCTACCAGCGTACTTTATACAGTAGCGGGAGCAGCAGCAGCACAATTAGTTGGTAAATTTTTACCAGCAGCAACAAACGACAAGATCAAAGCAGCAGTTCCAGTTGCAGTAGGTCTATTCTTACCAAAATTTGTAAAAGGAGCAGCGGGACAAGGTCTTGCAGCTGGTATGATCGCTGTGGGTGGTCTTAAACTTGTACAATCTTTTGGAGTGTTAAACGGTATCGGTGCGCTAGCTAGTGATGTTAATTACAAGTTACCAGCAGTTGCAGCATACTACAACCGCGAAGGATTAGTTGACAAAAGCTATATGACGCCGTCAATAGCTGGCCTGGACGAAGAAGGCTGTTAATTATTTTCTTTTCACCTTTATTAAAAAAATAAAAAACTTATAACAATGGCTACACAAATGGGCAGCAGAATGGTTTTCGAAAATGCGAAAACCCTAGTGCGCAGTTTAGGTTATTCAGTAGAACACGCTAAATTGACGCAGTCATATTTACGCAGTGAAGTTGCTTTAAGCACTTCTATTGCAAACTATCATATTCCAGTACTTGTAAACGATACTCAAAACGGTGCAAGCCGCGTAAACGAGAAGCGTTTAAACCTACAAGATATTTTTATTACAACAGAGATCGCAGTATTAATTGGAGTAGGAGCAGCAACAAGCACAAAAGCGCCGCTTTACACATATCCAAATGGTGTAATTTTCACTTCTGCAACTGATGATGATCTTTGGAGTATTTACAACGGTTATTTAAACCTAACAATCAACAATGAACAAGTATTACCAGCGTGGGACGTTTTACGCCACTACTTTGTGCCACAAACACAAGGCGGCGTAGGTATTACTGCACAAACAGTTTTCCCAGTGGATCAATGGAGTGCAAGTCAAGACGCGTTCTACCCAGTTGAGCCAGGTATCGTAATGAACGGTGCGGCAAACATCAATTTCCAGTTAACTGCAAATGGTGCGCCAGCTTCTGTTTTAGCTAATAGCTTTATCGCTGTTATCCAACGCGGTATCTTATGTCAAAACGTTACTACTGTTAAATAGTATTGACAATATGTGCCTGGCGGGCCTTAATCGCCGCCGCCGACGGTCGGATATTACCGTCATTTTTTTTAATTATTTAACTATAAGATATGCGTATCAAACGTTTTGAAGCAGTTGAAATTAACGTTCCTAGTGGATCTACACTAACGCGCTTTTATTTCCCTGATTTACCACAATTAAGAAACGCAAAGATCGAGGCAATACAAGTTTACGCAGCTGGATCAATTACAGCAACGCCGCTTACTGGATCTACACCAGTTGCGCTAGCTGATTTGAAAAAGTCAAGCCTAACTTTATACCAGGGTGATTTACAGTTAATTTACAATATCCCATTAGTTGCATTACAAAACATTAGCGACAGCGCTACACCTTTTGTATATGATTTACCTAGTATGAACGATATTGATATTAGCTGGACAAAATCATTTGTATCTTTGCCAACAGCACTAGGCACCACAAACGTGGCGTATAGTTTTGGCGTTTATTACTACTTGTAAAATTTTTATGTTATGGCAGCTTTTAGGCCCGAAATATTTACCATTGATGAAGTCATAAATTTTTATGACGCAGCAGAAGGAAGCGAATATAGAATATTTGCTGGCGTCAACCCGACGCCGCAATATTTGCGATATAATTTTGTAGGCGAGAAAGAAATAGGACGCCAGGAATTATTAAACGCGCTTACACAGTTGCGCAATAACATAGAAAATTACAACCCGTATTTAATACAAGTTATTAGCGAGGGAAGTACTGGAAGGGGCAAGAAAAAAGAAAGTCCTGTTCTTACCAGTATTTCTTTTCAGCTAAATAGGCCACAGCAACTTATGCCAATGCAGTCAATGTCTGGTATAGGTAGCCCTAGAACAGAAATGTTACTAGAAAAGCTAGTTGAACAAAATCAAATGTTAGCTAGTAGAATAGCAGCTATTGAGGCAATGGACGAACTGGAAGAAGAAGAAGAAGAAGCACCAAAAAGCCCAATCGATCAAATGTTAAGCAGTCCGCAAGTTCAGGAAGCATTAATCGCTGGCGTAATGTCTTTAATGTCTGGACTAATGACAAAAGGCGGCGCACCAACAGCAATAGCGGGAATAGACGACGAAGCAGAAGCAGTAGAAATTTTAAGATCATTAATGAGTAAAGGCGTTACAATAGATCATTTGAGAAAATTAAATGAAATGAGCAGCGCCAAATTAAGCTCACTATTATTTATGTTGTAATGGCCAGAAGTAATTTTTTAAAAGATAATAGCAGCCTAATAATTGGCCTAGTAGTGGTTTACTTTGGTTATAACAAAGTAATAAAGCCAATACTAGAAAGCGTAGGGCTGCAAAAAAGTAGCGAGGAGTTAGAAATTGAGAAGCAGACAAGCAACCCAGGAAGCGCCTGGAACCCTAACTATTGGCGTAAAGGTGGCGCGACGATTATAACAAACGCCAACGTCAATAGATATATTGAAACAATCTGGAACGCACCAGGCTATTTTAGCGACGATTTCGACGCAGTTTTAGGCGTATTTAAGCAGCTTAAAACAAAAAGCCAGGTAAGTTACCTAGCGGATAAATTTAACCAGGCAAAAGGAAAAGATTTGTTAAGCTGGTTACAAGGTGGCGGGGCTTTAAGTTGGCCAGCGGATCGTTTTAGTGCGGAGCAAGTTAACCAGTTAATTAAATATGTTAACGGTTTAAAAAACTATTAAAATGAAAGATAAGGGCAGTTTATTAATATTACTTTTATTAGGTAGCGTAATTGTTTACGCGGCTACTAAAAAGAAAACTAGAAGGGGATCTATTGAAATTGGCCCACTGGATCCAGGTGAATTTATTACAGATCCAGCAGATTTATTAACCGACGAAGAAAAATCAATGTTTGAAATATGAAAAACAAAAATTTAATTTTATTTCTTGCAGCGGGCGCAGCATATTGGTATTTTTTTATGTATAAGAAAAAAGAAGTACTAAAAATTGAGCAGCCAGGCTTTACCGATCAACCAGGTACAAGCGCACCAGCAGCAATGTTGCAACCAGCAATACAAACCGAAAGTTTATCAATTACTGATCAAATAATTGAATTTAGCGAGCCAGCTAGGGTATTACCTTACAAAGAGGATAACGCTTACCAAAATTATTATGTACAGCAAATAAGTGGAGTTAAAAAAATGGGCGTACCGTTCACAATTTAATTTTCTTTTCACCTTTAATTAAAAAAAATGGCCGACTACAAAGTAACAGCGGAGCTAATAAAATACGACGTAAACTTTACAACTTATGATGTAAGCGGATACGTTACCAGCGATTGCAATAGTATTTTATTTATCAATTACGGATCTAATGCCGTACAGATTGAAAACGTAACATTGCAACAAAACCAAAGTTTACAAATTGAGGGCAACGCTGGTGAATATACAACGCGCCGTTTTTTTGCAAATTTTATCAATTCAGGGGGTTTTAATAACCTAGTAACTGTTAAGAAAAACTACATACAATAATGCCAGCAATAGATTTATCAATATTAAACCAAAGACAGACGCCAGCGTTTTACGC